ATGAAGGATTTGATAGCCGGTTCAAGTTTCTTTCCTATCTTATTATAGATAGATTCCATCTGATCCCCTATATTTGATTCCAAGCCAGCCAGTTCATTCATCTGGGTAGCCATAGAACCTTGTACACCTTGTAATTTACCCAATGACAAAATATAGTTTTTAATTGCCATATCCGTATTCTGCACCTCAGTAGTTACCCCCCTGAATGTATATGCAGTAGTTTTTCCATTCTTCGAAGCGGTGATACCAAATTCCTTCAAACGTTCATTCTCACCCGTCATGGCATCAAGCAATGCTTCTATAAACTGGTCTATATCCTTGCCTTGGGACATTGCGATATCTCCCATTGCTGTCAGTTCATCGGTCGTTGGTTTAATTCCACGATTAACTAATTTAATATATGATTCAGTCCATTCTGACACACTGGCCGGCGTATCTTTAGCAAGCTGCTGCAACATCTTCATTGCCTTTGCCGCCTCCTCTGAGGAACCGGTAGCGTTACGAAGAGTCGCTTCAAAACGGGCATATTCCTTACGGGTTTCATAGGATTTCATTCCAACATCTTTCAAGTATCTGACAAGTTGCACGGCAATAAAACCTTTAGCAGCCGTTTTGGCCATATTCATCGTTTTATCAAATGCAGTCAGCTGTTGCTGGGCATATTTCCCAGTACCCCTAAGTTCCTCCATCCGGTTATTTACTTTGGCAAGTTCCGCTTCAAGTTCGGCATATTCTTCTGGATGTGTTGATTTTACTGTCTGATCCAACTGTTGGCGAAGATCTTTAGCTTTTTTTCGTAGTTGGGCCATAGTAAGCCCTGTAACATCCAGCTTCTTCTCCAATTCACCAATCAGCTTGTTATTGGTTGAAATAGTCTTATTACTTTTTTTTATTTCTTCATCAAGACGCTTATATGCATCCGATTCTTTTTCCCCTTGAGCCTCCAACTCACGCATCAATTCACGACGTTCCTTATTTGTTTTATTCAACTCCCTATTAGCCTTAGTGAGTTTGTGAATTTCCTGCTGTGCTTTGGACGATTCCACAGATAAAATCCACTTGATTTCGTCTTCATTAAGTTTCTTAGCCATAATCAGTAGTCTATATATGATTGAAAATCTAATTGATCAATATCCGATCCTTCTTGAAGTTGCCGGGTGATATACTTACGTATGTCCTGAGTAAAGCCATAACGCAGATTAGGAAGCACTTCACCATAAAGCACCCCCCAAATGACACGGTTATAGATGGAAAGTTTTCTACGTATCCGCAGATCCTGCCGAAAACGAATATCCAAGAAACGCATATAAGGAAGAACGCCCATATAATATACCTGACGTTCGGTTCCTTCTATTTCCACCGGAGATTTTTGAATAGATTTGAGCAAATTTCCGGATATGACATTCAAATTCTCCGATATGACTTCCTGTTGTATCTGACGTATTTTTTGAAAACCGACGGATACAACATTGTGAATGAATGTTTTTTTGATAAGTTGGTCTGTTACCATAGCTTCATAAATTTGAAGCTAAAGTAGTTATAGAAAAGAAAAAGGCGAAGGACAGATTTTATACCGCCTTCGCCCATATTAGACTAAAACAAATATCATATTTTATCTATAATTATTTCTGTTTAAACATCCATCGGAACTCACAGCCTAATGTTCCGGGACGTGGTTGGAAACGAAACCCTCCCATAAGAAGCGAGTCGTAGACATCCTCCAAGCTGACAGATGTTCCCGGATCAATCTTCTTTATGGCTTCATACACATCCTCAGTGGAAAACCAATGAGTCGCATCGGACTCACTGGTTGCGGGAGAATAGACAGTCATCAACGCAGTGATGTAGCTATCCATTTTGGTTTCATTATTCTGACTCATCAAAAGAAGAAGCCTTAAGATCTTTCAAAATCTTGCGCACACCACGAAGTTGCTGCAACATGACCAGACGATCACCATCACTGGCATCCGCTTCCGGATTCTCAATCAGTTCAGCTATACAGTCAAGTCCTTCAAGGACATTATCAATTTCGCTATTACCGTCTTCCTGCATACGACGCAACACATTAAGACTTTCGTCGCTTAGAATAATTCCATTAATATTCATTTCTTTTAAATCATTAAATTATCATATCATAATATTAGCTATAAGCAAGCTTTTCAACGGTGCACTGCTTGTATTGTCTTGCTGTATGCAGCAAAGATAAAACAAATATGATGAAACATATAGGACAGGCAATTGTGCTTAATGCAGGGAACGAAA